ATATGACCCATGGCGATGTCTCTGAATTCAGAGATTATCAGGTTGTTCCGAAGGACTTCCTTAGCCTTGTGAAAAAGCCGAAGGCTGCCAAGAAAGTTAAGCCAGTCGTTAGCGTAGCTAAGAAAGTTAAGCCGAAGGCTGCTGAGAAAGTAGCGACCATCGAAGATGCTATAGAGATTGTCGAAGCCCGCCACAAGCCAAAGGCTGTTGCCAAGAAATCTACTCCAGTGAATAGCGTAGCTAAGAAGATGGATGCTCGGATCACTGCACTGGAGACTAAAGTCTCTGACGTTGATAACAAGTTAGACGCTATCCTAGCTATCCTGAGCAAGTAAATAGAATTATCAACGGCCAAGGATGGCTATATAAAATTTATAAGGTGAGTAGTATGGACTATTATGAATCAGCAAAAAGCATAACGATCAGTAAGAAAAGAGCTATAGATGAGGTGGTTGAGCATGGAGTTTCAGTGCCAGAATTCTTAAAAGACTTAGGAGAACTGGAAAGCTACTTAGCTACTGACGTATTAATATGGTTAGGATATTAGAATCCTTTAAAGTACTTTAAAACTAAAACAATAAGGTGAATACAACATGAAATTGTCTGAAGTGAATGTTAAAAACATTAAAGAGTTTAAAGATCTATATACTTGGGTCTGTTCAATGCCAATAGACGGGAAGGATCGTAGAATTTTAATGGATATGATAGATGTTAGCTGTAAATTAACTACCAAACACATAATGGAGAAGATCAATGCGTAACTTTAATTCTAAATTAGCAATAACTAAAGCATCCGAAGTAATAAGTATTGGTTTGATATGTTATACCAGCATTAGTATCTTAGAATTATTAGTGCGATATGGGTAACACGCTATTTCACAACCGCATTATGCTCAGGGAAATGATTTGACAACAACCCCAGCAAAATGCCACTATTGAAAACGTCAAAACAACAGCAACCCAAATTACAGGTGACAATTATGTACAATATACACGGTATTCAGGTACAAAACTATGCTCAAATATCAGCAGATAACATGGCCGATGTAACTTTAATGACAGTGCTAAGCATTCGACAGCCTTGGTTAAACATTGGCAAGCAGTTAAAAGATGTTCGGTCTAATAAATCTAATGCCAAGTCCCTTTGGGGCGGCAAGAAAAAGACTTATCAGTATCTTCAGGCCAATAAATCTATGATGTATGGCCAAATGATGGCGGTAATCAACAGCAGTAAGACAGATGCGAGTAAATCTATGAGCCTGATGAAGATATTCCTGAGAGTTGATGGCCTTGGTGTTGCTAAAGCTGGGTTTATGTGCCAGTTAACAGCAGGATTGGTTGGTTGTATGGATAGTCACAACATAAAGATGTATAACTTGGACGCTAAAGACTTTGCACTTGCTAAGAATCCTAAGACTGTTAAAGGTCTTGAAGCTAATAACAAAAAGATTAGAAATTATATACAGATCTGCCACGAATATGGCACAGAGAATTTATGGGATAGTTGGTGTAGCTTCTTAGCTACAAAGTCTGCTAAGTGGCGAGATGCTAGTCATGTTAGCGAAGTTCATTACACTTATCTGACAGGAGAATAGTCTTGGCTAACTGTAGCTGCGGTAAAAGAGCTGACGTTATAGAGAAAGGTTTATATGTATGTGCTACTTGCTGGATAAAGTTATTCGGCAAGTCATTTAAAATTAACTATAAGGATTAAGATTATGTTTGATTTATATTGCCCTCACTGTGGCGAACCTTGGGAACATGACATGCTACACGATGTAACAGATATGAAGTATATGGAAGCTGCTGAAGCCTTTAAGGTTCAAGGTTGTACAGTATTCCAGATACTACAACGTATTCAACGCAAGAAAAGTAACTGTAAAGCTAAGCCAGTGGTTAGTGCTGATGAGTTAGCAGGTATTAATGCTGCTCATAATGAGAGTGACTACCCTGATGAATGGGATTATGATATGGCACGAGCTATATTTACTACTAAATTTAATATCAACGATATATTTTGAGGATAAACTTATGAAAACTACCAAACCTTTAAAAATAAAAGTAATTACTACTCGACCAGCACCAAAAAGAATAACGCAACCAGCTTCAGATTGGAGAAATGTTCTAGCACCGATGAAGCGTGGACACTGGTTTGAGGTAGAGTGTAAGACAGGCGATAACATATATAGCAGGGTTAATGCTGCTGCAAATGCTTATTGCAAAGGCCGCTATACTTTTTACAAGGCCGAAGAAAACCGATACATCTTTGAAATTATTAAGGGATAAAATAAAATGAATAAATTATTTGAAATGTTTGACCGCTATATAGACGAGAAGATTCTTGCTAAAACTAATGAGCTTGAAGGCTTACAGATACGAGATGCCAACAGGATTGCTGACCTAGAGCGTAGATTGTTTGGAGCTGTGGACATGATCGAGATACAGCGGGGCTGGATAGAAAAACTTAATGATGCGAAGGGTGTAGTTACTGATGATGATACAGACCAGAAGCTAGAAGACTTTGAGTACAGAATAGCTGAGCTAGAATGTAGTATTGAAGACAAGGCAGATGCTGAGGCAACAGAAACAACTATTGACAATGTTCTGTCTGGCATAGAAGATACGATAAAAGATTATGTGGACACAGCACTAGTGGGGGCTGACTTAGGTGACATAGATTCTTGTGAGGTTGAGCGGATTGTTAGGTGTGTCCTAGATGAAATAGAATTTAAAGTGACAATGGAGCGATAAGGTATGTGGGCAATAGACTTTAGTGAGTTTGGTTGTACTCAGTACGCTGCAACCCTAGAAGATGCACATAAAATTGGTCGGCGTGGCGGGCCATTCTATATTATAACTTTCTTAGGAGATAAGTAACATGTCAGACACACGATTCTATAAATTTTTAGGTAAACATAAAGACCTAATAACAGGTCACGAATATACAGTAAGCCATTACTCTGAGGTGACAGGCATCCTAAAGAAAACATTGCAGAATAGAATCTATAGGTACGGCGGTGTCGTAGATGATAAGTTTCTGGAGCCTCATGTTGTTAAAGTTAGGCTAACACTAGAGACAGAAATGGAACGAGTCTCTATGGCATGGTTAAGAAAGCCCATAACTAACTTGAGTACTGATGTAAAGCATGATACAATATATTAAATAACTTGGAGCACATGTGATGATAGATATTAACGAACCCATAGAAGTTTATAAAGTACTGATGTCCGAAGTGAGTGGTTACTTCATAGATGTTGCGGCCTCTAGCCCTGAAGAGGCGCTGCACTATGCAGAAATCAACAAGAAATCTGGGATGTATAAGCCTTATGATAAAGAAGTAGTGGACATCTCACCTGTTGAAGTAGTAACACTACTAGAATGTGGCGGTTGTTTAGCTATGTTTACCCAACACAATGAACAAACTAACCTATGCTTTAAATGCTTTGAAGATTCAATCAACTTTAAAGATGTTGAAGATGATTATGAATATCCTTTGGAAGATAATGTTAAAGACCTTTAAAGTATTTTAACAACATTAAAAACTTTGTCAACACAAAACTATACTATTTGGAGAAACACAATGAATAATATTACACCAATGTTTGCAAACAACAATGCGTTAAACACAATCAAGGCTAGAGGTTATGGTTCAGCTGACTTTGATATAGGTGTTGCGCCATTAGACTACCTTGTTACAGGACACGATGGTTTAATGGAGAGACACAACAGTTCCAAGTCTGTTATCTATAGGCAAGACACTGGCCAAGAGTTAGGTGTACATGGTCATGGGTACAAGCCAGTAGCACCTAAACATATGATAGATGTTACTCGCAATATCATTGAGCGTTCCGACCTGTCCATCAACAACATGGAAGAAACTATCAGGACTTCACACGATGGATCTAGGACGTTCGTACAGTATCGTTTGCCAGAGCATACCTATAAGACTTCAGACGGTGATAGCGCATCTCTTAGCCTGTTATCTATATCATCCTTCGATGGTACTTGGCCGTTCATGATTAGTGCTGCTGCAATTCAAGCTGCCTGTACAAATCTTCAAGTCTTTGTAGGTGGTGAGGTTGCAGTGTACAAGTCTAAGCACACTAGGTCTTTAGACATTGAGCAGGGTGGTAGGGTAGTAACTAAGTCTTTGCAGATGTTCCATAAAGAAAGAGATCTATGGCAGCAGTGGCACGGTACAGGCTGTAGTGATGAGCTTGCTTTTAAGTTTTTTGCTGAAGCGTTAAAGTGCAACGGAGCTTTGAAGATTATCACTGACGGTATATCGCAACCCGATATGGTTTTGCATGATATGCCTAGAAAGAATACAAGCTTAGAATATATCTGGCACAAATATAAAACAGTTTATTCTCAACGCCTTGGAAATAACTACTGGGCCGTGTATAATGCTTTGACTGATTGGTCAACTCATGCAACAACAGCTAGACGTAGCACTGAAGTGAACATTGCAGCAGTACAGAATCAACGACAGCAGTTAGTGCGAGACGCTGTTAAATCTAATCACTACATGAGGGCAGCATAGTATGACTAAATCTTTTGGAACATACCACTTAACATTAGAACTTAGGAATGGTGTAGGTCTTGACTTGGAGTTCGCTGACTCAAGAGCTGTATGGGTTTTCAGCCCACTAGAAGAAGACACTGTTGCCATGTCCTTTGAAGGTATTATATTTTTAGTTCCGTTTTTAATGCTTACACTCGGTAGAATTTATACAGTAGAGGAAGAATAACTATGGCGACAGGACAAACACATGGCGGCAAAGGTAGCTCAGCTCGACCAGTAGATAAGGAGAAGTTCGACAGTAACTTTGATGCAATCTTTAAGAAGACCTTTGCAGAACATAAAGACTATAAAGAAAAGGAGAAGAAAGATGTTCCAACAAACTCTAATGGGAAGCCCTAACCCCGATGCAATGGCTACTGCAAGGGCAGCAACAGATGTAGTAGAAGGTAAGGTTCCACTCAGTACAGCGTGTAGTATGTACAACGTAAGAGAGCAGACAGTCATCCAATACATCATCGACAAGACTGAATACGATACAGCGATTAGCATGGGGAAGAAGTGATGAGAAGAACTACACCTTATATAATTTTTAAATCTAACCCGTATGATTTTGGCGAGGAGGGCGTTGTTGATTCAGAAGTACAGTTCTCTATCTATGAACAGGATATAAGTAGGCAGGACATTCTTGAGCAGTTCACTATGTTTGTTCAAGCAATGGGCTATCATGTTGCCTCATCAGAGAGCCTCCAGTTTGTTGATAGGACAGAGCGCAGTACTGTTGAAGATGCTATTGAGCAGTACGCTACAATGTACGGTAATATTTTTAAGAAAGGAGAGCAGTAATGATACATGAAGAAGAATATATTAAGCATTCAATACAACAGGTAGTCTCGTGGCACTTAGCTCGTAACCTTATACACGGTTCAAGCGACAAAGATCAGGTGCTTAAACTCATACAAGAAGTAGGTGAGCTGTCCGATAGCATCTGTAAGGAGCAGTCACCCATTGATGACATCGGAGACATCATGGTTGTATTGATTAACATCATCGTTCGGAACAACCTGTCAGTAACTGAGTGCTTGAACCATGCTTACAATGACATCAAGGATCGCAAGGGTAAGATGATAGACGGTATCTTTGTAAAAGAAGAAGACATGAATGGCAACAAATAATAGTTGCAACTTTATATTTAACCTGATACAATCCTCAAACATTTTTAAACCAACAGAAGGAAAGCAACATGGCAATTTTACAAGGCGCAGCATACTGGGTTTCAGCTACTACTCCTAACACTACATACGATCCTGTTTACTCAGTGAATCTAGTGGTCGATCAAGAAGTAGCAGATGATTTTAAATCTCGTGGCTTTACTGTTAAGCAAATGGAAGAAGGCCCAGCACTTGTTATCAAGCGCAAAGTTAATGGCCCCAATGGTATGGTTCGACCAGCTCCACGCTTAGTAGATCAATACAAGAATCCTTTGGATGCTCGTGTTGGTAATGGTTCTGGCGTTAAAGTTCAGTACAAAGAGTGGCAGTCAGATTGGAAAGGTCAAACCTTTTATGGCTTAGACTTCCAAGCTATGCAAGTTCTAGAGCTGATCGAAGTAGGTTCACCTGATGGTGCTGAGTTCGGCATCGAAGATGAAATGGGCGATGAACTATGAGCATGATCACAGTAGATGGTGTTAACTATGAGACAGAACTTTTCACAGTAGAAGGTCAAGCAATTGTTAAAGCTTTGATGGAGTCTGAGTTCCGTCTCCGAGAAGCAACAATGACCGTAACATTAATGCAAGCATCGTCAATGACATTAGTAGACGATCTTAAAACTAACCACCTTACGGAAGAGGCGATTGCGGCAGAGGATGCTGCACCACTAATCGAGGAATAGCCTTATGGCCTTCGTTAAATTTCACCAGCCGTGTACTGACTGCGGCTCTAGCGATGCGGTAGGAGTCAATGATGACAACTCTGCATGGTGCTTTAGCTGCAACAAACATTTTAAAAACTATGGCACATCGGAAGTGCAACAACCAGATACCGTAACGGACTTTGAAGTGTATCAAAGGAACAGCAAGATGGAGCAGAGTTCTAGCCAACACAACACTGGGCCTGAATCATTCAATGAATTAACTGACCGCAAGATAAGCTTGGCTACTGCTAAGAAGTTCGGTGTTAAATCAACGATGATAAATGGCAAGATTGATAAACATTTCTATCCCTACTTTAATGGCCACGAGTTTGCAGGTACTAAGATTCGTAAAGCTAACAAGGACTTTGCATGGACAGGAAGTCCAAAGGAAGTAGGGTTGTTTGGAGAGAACCTGTTCAAGGCAGGTGGTAAGTTTATAACTTTAACAGAAGGCGAGTGTGATGCGATGGCTGCCTACGAACTTATGGGTTCTAAGTGGCCAGCCGTATCTATAAAGTCAGGAGCACAGGGAGGTGTTCGTGATGTTAAACATAGTCTTGAGTATCTTGAGTCATACGATGCTGTAATAATTAACTTCGACAATGACAAGGTTGGCAAGGATGCAGCTCTTGCAATTGCAAAGTTACTAACTCCGGGAAAAGCTAAGATCATGGAGCTGCCCGTGGACTACAAAGATGCCAACGATATGTTGCGCCAAGGTAGACACGCAGCATATGTCAGTGCTTTCTGGGATGCTAAAGTCTATACGCCGTCCGGTGTATTGAATCTATCTGATCAGCTTGGTGCATACCAGAAGCTACGGTCAGAAAAGAAAACAGCTATACCTTATCCGTGGCAGGGCTTAAACAAAAAGCTAGAAGGCATGAGAGCTGGTGAGTTAGTTACTCTTACTGGCGGTACAGGTCTAGGTAAGTCGTCTGTTACTCGTGAGATAGAACACTGGTTGATCAACAACACAAAAGATAACGTAGGTGTTGTAGCTCTTGAAGAGAACTGGAGCCGCACTGCTGAAGGTATCATGGCAGTAGAGGCTAACGCTAAGCTTCACCTTGATAGTGTTAAGGCTGAGTTTACAGACCAGCAGCTCGATGATTGCTACAAGAAAGTCTTTATGGGTGACAACGATGGCCGTGTTTGGATTCATGCACACCACGGTGTTAACAATCTAGATGATATCTTCAGCAAGCTACGCTACATGATCATCGGTCTAGATTGTAAATGGATTGTAGTAGATCATCTTCACATGCTTGTACTTTCTACGCTTGAGAACGATGAGCGTAAAGCTATTGACGGTATCATGCATCGGCTAAGGACTATGGTAGAAGAGACAGGATGCGGTATGATCCTAGTGTCCCACCTTCGTAGAGTAGAGGGCAACCGTGGACACGAGAACGGTATCGAGACAGGGCTATCACACCTTAGAGGATCGCAGAGTATCGCTCAGCTAAGTGATTGTGTTATAGCATTGGAGCGTAACCAACAATCAGAAGATGCAATAGAAGCATCAACCACTAAGATCAGAGTATTAAAGTCTAGGTATACTGGCGATGTTGGTGTGGCATGTAATCTTCTGTACGATGGTACGACAGGTCGCTTGAAAGAACTAGATGACTATGATGCTAACCAGTTTGATGGAGATATAATATGAGTAACTTAGTATTTGATATAGAAGCAGATGGCTTAGACCCCACGAAGATTCATTGCATCGTGGCCCAAGACGTAGACACTATGGATGTGTTTACGTTTGACAACACCCAGTTAGAAGAAGGCTATCAGATGTTGCGTAATGCAACTAAGCTGATTGGTCACAACTTAATAGGCTATGACATTCCTGCAATCAAAAAGATTTCAGGTGTTGATCTGTTTGACAAGAAGATTGTAGATACATTAGTACTATCTCGTTTGTTCAAGCCAACCCGCGAAGGCAACCACGGTCTTGAGGGCTGGGGATACAGGTTGGGTTTCAAGAAAGGTGACTTCGGACAACAAGAAGATGCGTGGGATGTATATACACCGGAGATGTTAGAGTATTGCAAGAACGATGTGCTTCTTAATACTAAAGTATATGAAGCGTTGAAGCTTGAGAGCCGTGGTTTTACTCCTCAGTGTGTGCAAATAGAACACGCAGTAGCTAAGATTATAGATGACCAACGCACCAATGGCTTTGTCTTAGATGTTGAGAAGGTCATGGGTCTTATGGCTATGTTTGAAACTAAGCTACATGACATAACAGTTAAAGTCCATGAAGAGTTTAGACCCACAGTAACAACACAAATACTTTCACCTAAGTTTACTGCTACTGGCGCAATAGCTAAGACAGCTATAGACCAACACGGCAAGGGTACAAGACTAACCGATGAAGAGTATGAGCGTTTTACTTTGGACATGGACACTAAACCTATTGCTCGTAACACCGAGACAGACTTTAATTTAGGTTCAAGGAAACAGATTGGAGAGTACCTGATTCGTTTCGGCTGGAACCCCACTAAGCATACACCTACAGGTCAGCCGATTGTAGATGAAGCAACTCTTAGTAGAGTTAAGAACATTCCACAGGCCGCACTGATTGCTGAGTACCTCATGCTTCAGAAACGGTTAGCTCAGACTAAGAGTTGGATCAAAGAGCTTGATGAAGAGACAGGCAGAGTGCACGGGTACGTTAATCCTAATGGTGCTGTGACTTCTCGCATGACTCACTCACATCCTAACATGGCCCAGATTCCAAGCAGCAACTCACCGTATGGTACTGAATGTAGATCTTGTTGGACTGTACCTGAAGGCTACAAGCTGGTAGGTATAGATGCTTCAGGCTTAGAACTTAGAATGTTGGCACACTATTTAGATGACGAGGCGTACACAAATGAAATACTTAATGGAGATATACACACCACTAATCAAAAACTTGCAGGACTTGAATCTAGAAATCAGGCGAAGACTTTCATATATGCCCTCTTGTACGGAGCAGGAGATGCAAAGCTTGGATCAGTGGCTGGAAGAGGTAGAGCTGCTGGTAAAGGACTTAGACAACGCTTCTTTGATAATCTCCCATCATTCAAGACTCTTACGGGACGAGTACAAAGAGAAGCTAAAAGCGGATTTATTAAAGCACTAGATGGCCGTAGACTTACTGTTCGCTCAGAGCATTCAGCGTTAAATACTTTGTTGCAAGGTGCAGGAGCCATCGTGATGAAGCAGGCACTTATTATTTTACAGAAGATGATAGTTCAGAATGGACTAGATGCTAAGTTTGTAGCCAACGTCCACGATGAATGGCAAATAGAATGTAGAACAGATCAAGCAGATGCTGTCGGCAAGCTAGGTGTCGCAGCTATTATTAAAGCCGGAGAGATTCTTGAACTTAATTGCCCACTAGACGGAGACTATAATGTTGGAAACAACTGGAGTGAAACACACTAGAAAGTATGCTGTGTATGGGAATGTATATGCTTCTGAGGATATGTATATACCAGAGTGGTTTTATATAGGAACTTTTTATAGGTGCAAAGTTTTCATAGCGAGCAACGGATACTATAACTATGACTACGAAGAAGTAGTAGGAGACTGGTCTATCGGGTGGTCTGAGGAATATCTTGAAGAAAGATACAAAGCTATCTCAAACGGAGACGAGCGCGAGCAGAAACTGTATGCGCTTCTGGACGAAGAAGAAGCAGACCTCGCCGCACGGCAAGCTAAGTTTGATTCTAAATATAGAAACACTAAAGAGGAGAAAGAGAATGAAACACACTAAACCTGATTTAAACATTAAGCGTAAGGGCGACCTCGCTGAGCACCATGCAATCACTTGGTTATGGGAACAGGGCTATGAAGTATTTAAAAACTGTGGCGGTACAGGGATTGTAGATATAGTGGCTATCAGCCCAGAAAATAAAACAGTATTGATAGATGTTAAAACTACACACTGTTACGCTGATGGCAAAACCATGATGAAGAAAGCACGGACACCTAAACAAACAGAACTGGGAGTAGTTATACTAGGATATAACCCAGCGACAGAAGAGTGCAGGTGGATTAAACATTATGATTCTTCAAACGTACAGCAGCTACAGCTTGTAGTTTAAACAGTTACACTATTATGCGCTTTTAAGTGTTGCAACCTGACACTTTTAAGCGCATAATAGTGCCTCATAATTAAAAGGCATTATCATGCAACTATATAACTTAGTCCCTAACATTTACGATGAACTAGAATTGCTTTCAGATGGCAAGCCTCTCCCACTTACAGAAGAAGAAATTGACAGAACTGTTGCAGGAATGCGAGAAGCTTTAGTTTCTTGGGCAACACCACGACAACGGGATAGTAACTTCACTGTACGCATGTCGAATGTTGGAAAGCCTTCGCGTCAGTTGTGGTATGAGAAGCGTGATCCAAGAGGTCGCGGCGGCATTGACGGCCCAACGCAAATCAAGTTTCTGTACGGTCATCTGCTTGAAGAGATTGTGTTAATGCTAGTACGTATGGCGGGATACAATGTTACTGATGAACAGAAAGAAGTTACAGTTGACGGCATTGTAGGACACATGGATTGTAAGATTAATGGTGAGGTTGTTGATGTTAAGACTGCATCACGCTTTGCGTTCAACAAGTTTAAAGAAGGGCGCTTAGCACAGGACGATCCCTTCGGATACTTAGGTCAGCTTGCAGGCTATGAAGCAGCAGAAGGCACAGACGGTGGTGGGTTCTTAGTGTTAAACAAAGAGAGCGGTGAGCTATGTATGTATGTTCCCGATGATCTAGATAAGCCTAACATTAAATCTACAATTAGTTCACTTATTCCTGCGTTAGAGCTTGACACTCCACCTACTTTCTGTTACGATCCTATACCTGATGGCAAGAAAGGAAACATGAAGTTGCCTAAAGGCTGTAACTGGTGTAGTTACAAGTACGAATGTCATAAAGATTGTAACGATGGGCAAGGCTTGAGAACATTTAAATATTCAAATGGCCTGACATACTTAACCGAAGTAGTAGTTCCACCAAAGGTAGAAGAATACATATGAACAGAAAAAAAAGTAAGCGTATAGAGAGACACGCAGAGGGCCTACTTATAACATGGCTCAAGGGTCTACTCACCGAGGAAGAAGCGGAGGGTGTTAACATGGGCAACTACAGATCTTTAATGCCAGAGCAAACACATTACATGGCTCAACGCACAATCTATCTTAACGCCTATCACCCAAAGTGGATCAAGCGTAAAATAAAACAGCTTATAAAAATATTCCCTAACATTCAAATCGAAGACGTTAACTTGGAGATGATCACATGGAAAGTCAATCAGAGATCATTGGCTCAGTCCCAATAGAAGAGTTGATTATTCAAGTAGGGCGATGGTTAAACGCCTCGCCTACTAACTCTATTACTGAAATAGATTCTTGGATTATTAGCGATATTCTTCTTGTGTTACATGCAGAACTAGAACGAAGGGAGGCAACAACACATTGAAAAAAGTTAAGAAGGGTTACCGTAAAGCACGGTACA